TAGAGTCGATTTCTTCCAGAAAACGCCTATTACTGTCCAAACGAACGTGTTTGATATCAACCGCCGCAGCGTCCGTTGAGATACGGTTATAAACAGAGGTGATAATAGAACGCTCATTCCCTCTGGTAAGCCGGATGCGGTCAGGCCTGCGGCCGGAGCTGTACCCATAATCACCGTATCCATAGGTGGGATCTCGGTTCAAAAAAAGATTCCAGGCTCGTTTGAACCTGGAACCGATGGATTCGTTATTCATTTTATAGCATCACCTTCGTTTCCGGTAGGTGCTCCCTCCTTATGAAATTGCGGACATACTGGTTTAGAACATGTCCTTATGGAGCTTATACGCGATATACGCATCCATCATCGCCGCCACGGCGTCTATCTTTTGGTCATACCGTTTCTTCATCAGCTTACGGTTACCGTTGGTATCTTCCATGGCAATACAGTTACCCATGGCAAAGGTCATCAAATCCTCGTCAAACAAAAGCATCCGTTCCTCTGCGAGTTTCTTCAGTTCTCCCAAAGGTACAGATTCTGTTTTTGCTCCCTGTATGACCTTCTCAATCCCATATGGGCCGTTTTCAGTCTCCCAGCGCTCAACAAACTCCCGGGCGTTATACGGGTCAAAACCAAGGCAGCACACGTCATACTCGCACTTGGCTATATGATTGTCTAAGTCCTCATAGACTTCCATCATATCAAGGACTGTGCCCTCAAGTACGACCAAACTTCCCTCTTTCATAAAGTCTTCATACTTGACGCGCATTGCCATGTGGAGTTTCGCCATCGTTGACGAGGAAATGTAATTTCTGGTTTTTATCCCGAATTCGCCGTTCTTCAACGGAAACAAGAATGTAAACGCACAGAAATCATCGCCCTGAGATAGATCGGCCCCCAGTGAACAAGGCATTCTCCAGAACTCTCTCCTGCGGTGGACAAGGGTCTCTTCATATGTGAAGTAATACGTATACCCCTCTGTCGGTATCCCGAATCGCTTTGCGAGGATATCATTTCGAGTAGATGGGTCGCGTTCTGCCTGACGAACCTCTTTTTCATAGGTATCATACTTCACAGTAAGCCCAAGATTCGGGTTTGCCTTTGCCCATTTAGCCGGGTCGCCAACCTCCTCCTTTGAATCCAGCTTATACCACCAGATAGAAGTGTTTGGCTCATAGGCTCCGTCTTCACCACGAAGTATCCGCATCAAATCCATTTTGATGGAATCGCCGATACCGTTGCGTACCGTGCCCTCCGAGCTTATCGCTACAATAAGGTAATCGTCGACCTTTGCGGCGCCTTGCTCGATTGCGGTTATAGGGTTCTCCCGCACATCGCCTGACAGCCATTCGTCTATGGTTGCCACCTTGACCTGTAGACCCTGAAGTTTATCGATACTCATGGGGCGCACTTCCAAGAGGGAACCATTGAAGAAATTCTGGATACCCTTTTTGGTAGACGCAAGCTGTGCCCTATCTGCCCTTGAGCCAGTGGTATTCTGGAGAGATCCGGCAGTGAGAAACTTGAACATTGGCCCCCTCGACCGAACGATGGAGGTCCGTATGGGAGAAAGCACTTCCTCAGCTTGTTTCATGGTCGGAGCGGTTGTAATCTGGTGTGTAGTCGTTGTATCAACGTTAAGGAAATAATTTTGTAGATAGGAAGCATATTGAGTCTTTGCCGCTCCACGCCCAACGATAAGATACTGCTTATTCACCAGCCGCTTCTTGATCATCCTGCGTACATAACGGCCTCCATGGCCGTCCGGGTACGGCTCGTACATGTTCCGCTCTTCAAACTCGTACCATCCAAAGATTTGCTCTGCCCAAAGTTTGAATGTATCCAACAGATGCAGGTCGGCGCCATCTGTCAAAGTCAGCTCGTCCTCGCAGAAATAGATAAACCCGTTTACCGCTTCGTCATCGTAGTAATACCGCGGATTCTCGATAAGTTCGTCTATCCGCTGCATTTCCATGACTATCGTATCGCACACTGGAATCTCGCCGTTCATTACCGCTTTTCGGAATTGTCCGTAATAATATGGGGTGGCGGTATTGGAAAGAGACATGGTATCACTTCCTCAATTCCTTGATTGCCATAGCAATACCAAGAGCCGAACTGCCGACGGCAAGAACGCCACCACCATATTCCAGAACATTGTCGAAGATTTTCTTACCGCGCGACACTGTTGCCGCGTCTTTACCAAAAAGATCCGTGTACTGTCGTTCCAGATTCTCGCGAGTTATCAGATCACGCAGGTCCTTATCAGACATCTTGCTAAGGTCTGGACGGATCTTTTTTGAGCCAGAGCGGTTCATGTTCTTCGCCTGATTTACAAGCCCCGAAGCAGAGTCAACGGCGCGCTTTGCGCTTTCAAGCTTTGAAGGACCGGCATCCTCTTTTGACAGTTTCTTGTACTGCTTTTCGAGATTCATCCGTTTGACTTGACTGGTAAGATCTGCATCTGACATATCCTTGACAGATTTCTTACCGGAAGATGATTTTGATGTTGAACTTCCGGTGCCGGAAGTGTCGGTCTTCAACCGGCGCATAACGCCTTTCTCTGTAAGGGTCTTGGTGTCATTATCTCCATACCGTTTCTTTCCAACTGAAGTAAGCGTACCGTCTCTGTTTTGGAAACGACGTACGCCCCATTTTTGGCCTTTGATACCGTGATGGGTCAATATGTTGCCCATTTTGAGATTCCTCCCCTCGAAAAAAGAAAAGAGGCTATGTTTCCATAACCTCAAACTTCTTCTTACTTCAAAACTCTTAGCTCGCTGAGAATGTCAGCCAACCGTTCTCCGTTGTTCTTCCTCTTATCGATTTGAACCCACTCAGCGTTTGATAGTTCACGGCGCAAACGCCAATAATGCCCTAACGAGCGGTCGTAACAATACAATTCTTTTACATCTTTCTCCTTTCGCAGGTTAACATTTTTACCCACAACTTTCACTAAAGTCGTGACGGCTCCAATGGCAACCGGACCTAGAACGATGATTGTCTCTTTGTTCTCGTTCAACCAATTCGCAGCGCTATTTGCTTTGCTCCGAAACCACGCTTTTATCTGAGCTTTTTTCATCTCTCGCTCAAAGTTTACAACTTTCTTTTGGTTTTCCATAATGATTCTCCTTTATGATAAAAGTTTTGTTTTCATCCATAAAAGGAGCTGTAAAAACCGCGAGAATCATTCCTTAAATTTTGTCCAATCAGGGTCAGCCGCTACCAATATTCTCCACTCATACTCACTGGCCTGTCTATTGATAGCCTCAATAACAGCAGAGCTTTGCGGTGGGTCAAACAGCAGCCTGACTTTCAGGTATACAAAAGTCTTTACGAATTCCAAGGTCTTGTCATCATTAAGAAAGTCCTTCCACACAAAACTCTTGTCGGCTATTACAAAGCCTGCATTCGGACCGACGCCAAGCTGATTTAGGACCGCAAATACAGAGTTAATATGTATCATCAACTCGCCATCGAAATGTTCATAATCCTCTGTTATACCTAAAAGTTTCTTTATTGATGTGAGAATACTTTCCACAGTCGTCACCTCTGCTCCCTCAGTGCTACATATTGCTTCAAGCAAAATCCCTCACAGTATGATGGGGTTATCACACAATAGAAACTCTCATTCGATCTGGCCAAGACCACCTCGATCTCTGTCAGGCAGGCCAGATTGACAACCGGTTTTGCGTCAAGGCTGGGAGCATCTCTGAGCGCTGTGTGGAAACAGTTTACAATCACGCCTTGCATATATGCACCCTCCTTTCAACGTTTCCATGGACACGTATCATTTGCGTATCGTTCAACCGGAGCTTTCGGTAATAGATTTTCATCTCCATAATGGATTGCGTTATGTGTTTGGTGAGTAGTACAAATCAGAAAATCAGGATTAAGTAAACATCCACTCATAGAATCAATGTCTCTTGCCGTGATTGGATTCATATGGTGAATGATAATTCGACTTGGAATCGTATAGCCAGCCACTCCAAGGTCGCATCCATTATCTCTTACAATCACCATATCTCGAACGCGTTTCCATTCTGGAGAACGATAAAACTTCTGATTCAGATATCGGTCAAATCCAAAAGTGTCTTTCCCAACGCTTCCGTTTAGCTGCAAATAACGAAACCGTTCTTCAAAGGATGTAAGCCTTGATAATTCCTCGTAGCTTCTAAGTTTCATCATAGTCATCATCGCCTTGGCCGCTATACCGTTTCATAGCTTTAACCGCATCCTGATACATCTGCTTCAAATCTTTGCTCGACTCAACAGTTTCCGTTTTAGCGGCTATGAGTTTCTTGTTTAATTCAAGTATCTCATTTTCCAGCCGAGCTTTTGTCGAGCACAACCGGATAATAGTGCTCACCTCTTGCGAGGAGGCGGTGCCATCACGGAGTCGCTGCTCAACTAAATCTGTTGCAAGGGACATCAGTTGATTTTCCCGAGCCTCTGGAGTCAAAGCCGTGCGAGATTTCTTTGTGCGTGCGTTCGTGGATTTTATCTGTGTCTTTTTCGCAGTAACCGCCTCCTTTCACAAAGACTGCTGGTATTTTCATTCCATTTTCCAGGGCTCTTTTAAGGACCTATAAGACGATATATCGCTTTGCTGAAAGGATTTGAAAGTACAAAGCGTGGCGAACCGAGTACGCCGATGAAATATCAATAGGAGGGGTGTCCAATAGGTCCTTAAAAGAGCCCTGGAATCGGAATGTTTTCTAGAAAATATCCCCCGGAGAATTTTTGAGGGGTGGCGCGATGCAGGGAGGGGGTGTGTTTTGAGAGACCCCCTCCTATATACTCACCATAGGTTCGCGAGGTATGACAGCTATCCTTTATTGCGGCTTGACTAGAATCTACTCGTTCTAAAGATTTACGAGACAAAAGATTGCAATCTAAGCCGCAACTGTTTCTTGAACCACTTTCTTGTATATCGCCATGAAATCAAGATCGATAATTTCGTCGATGGCTCTCTCTACCTCTCTATCATTCTCCTCATCGGTGAACTGATCGGAGGTTCTGGCGATACGAGCAAGATACGCGCAAGAATGGTAACCACGCATCTCGTCATAGAGCCACCACTGAGTGAACTCGTCGAACGGATCGTACGGGTTGTCAAAGGTGGTCAGAGCGCATCTTCTTTCAATCACCAAGCTCACCCCTTTCCATTGAGATACTTTGTTACAGTAGAAGACGATATGCCGAGACGAGCAGCGATTTGCGACGTAGTGTAGCCAGACGCCTTGAGAGAGGAGATCAAATTGATTTTAGACTGGCTGAGCTGTGTCGTTGCCCGAGGCGTTGCTCTTTTCCGGATGTCGTCAATGTCCGCATTGTTAAGAATTTTTGACAGTTGATTCTCAGTGATTGCGCCTGCTTGAATCGCTTCCCATTCACGATCAGTAATTTTAATCGGGCTGCGCTGTGCACCAACTTTTAAGCGCGATGCAGTAAGAGCTTGCTGACTCGCTTTTTTCTCTTCAGCCTTAGTCATGTCTGGATACTCTTGCTTTTTAGCCTTCATGGTAGCGTTGGCCATTGTCTGAGCCTGGCGTTCGCGTGGAGCATTCTTCAAGGATACATTCAGCTTTGCATTAAGAGAATCGACTTCTTTCTTGTAGACCGCTTTAGCTGAGGCATCATACTTTATGCGGCCAGTCGAAACCATCTCTTTTCTCGCTTTATTGCCAAGTGCTTTCATCCGATTAGCATAATCAGCGTAGGCTTCTTCCTGTTTTGTACCGGAGGACAGACGCCTAGCGTCACGAGTCTCGGCCATTTGTGTGCTCTGCTGAGTTCGCTCTTTTTGCACGGTTTTTACTTCGCCGGTTCGCTTGTTAACTTTTTCCACAGTGTAGAAACGATCACTATCTCTAGCAAGTTTCCAGCTCTGCTCGCCAGTTTCAGGGTCTATCTGTGGACTGCCACGCCGCTTGGGTACCGACTTCTCAGAGCTGGCCCTGGAAATAAGGGTTGACGCTCCGTCATGAACAGTACCGTCTTCATCAACTCGGTACTGGTAGCTCTTTTTAAGGGCGGATATACCATTTTCCTGGGCGCTGCGCTTATAGTCCAAGCCATGTTTTTCAGCATCGATGACAACCATACTGTGCCGGACGGCACGGGCTATTTCATCCTGACGGGCTCCCTTCAACGTCATATCCGTAATCAAGTTGGAAATCTTACCCATCTCTGTCTGGGTATTCCGCATCGCTTTGAATTCGACCCCATTACGGTAATAGTGAACATTACCGGCAGAGTCCATGGTCTTTGTGTCATACTGGTACTTATCTTTGGGGTCAAATCCCTCAAGCCCCCTCAAAGGAGGAGTCGAGGTAATCTTCACATTAGATCTGGAGGAGTTACAGGGAATTACCATAACCGTGTCCCCATCAAAGTCAGCGCCTGATAACCGATCAGCAACCTTTTTATTTATTCCGATAGCGTCAGCTGGGGTCTTTCCAAGCACTCTCTGCCCTTCAGGAAGCTTGTTATTTACCTTAAGGATAGGTATCTCGAAAGTACCCCCATGGGGGTACCGAATAAGAGCCACAGTCTCGCCATCATGGTAATTAGGAGCATATACTTCTGCGTCCTTGACGGAAGTCAATGGTAGAATTACCTGATACTTTTGTCTTGGCAATGCCGCTGCTTTCAGATGCACAGCCGCTGCATCGCAATCATCAGCGAACGATTGTAACAGCCGTTTCTTAACGGTTGGATTGGTAAGAGCACAGATTTCGTTGAATTCAGCCTCTCTATCAGCGGCAGCCAGATTAAGCTGTTTCTTGATAAGCGGCATACTTTGCTTTGATAAGAACTGGGAGGGAAGATTGTCGCTCCAATCCCCCCAATCGCCTTCTTCAGCGCGCTTATTGATAAGAGACAGCCTTTCTTTACCATCTTTGTCGATGTAGGTGCTTTGCCCGCCATGCTCTTTAATAAGGGACCCAAAGGGATTGTCGGGGTCATCGCTGATGGGTTTTAGTACATCCATCTTTGGAACGCCGCTTTTCTTGTTTGTGTTAAAGATTACATCGACCCCTGGAGGGAAGTCGGCATCATCTCCATAAACCGCCATACCTTTGATATACCGGTTTCCGTCGACAAGAATTCGTACCTGTGCATAATTGGATTCGCCTAGTGACAAGTCAGAAACGCCTCGGCGAAGTTCAATCACGCCGTCTTTGTTGACACCGCCATCTTCCGCATAACGAATTTGTATTCGGCCAGAATCCATACTTTCAGGGTACTGAAACGCCTTGCGAAACGTTTCGCCGCCATCATCGGAAGTATAGTCGATAAGCGACTGTATCTCACCGTATTCGTACATCTCTTTGTGTTCCGTACCCGGTTGGCATAGAACTTTCAGGTTGGTTTGCTTGCCTTTGTTGGTAGCCTGCGCAACGCCACCACCGTAGACTGGATAACCTTCCATCTGCAAAATATAAAGGGCCTCTTCGAGTTTTTCCCGAGAGACCCCGAGTTCACGCTCAACACCGGCGCCAACGTCGATCATTTTCTTTGTTTCCAGTTCATTCCGCAGAATATCGGCAACATTTCTCGCCTTGTTCATACGAGCCTCAGCATTCTCGTTGAGTAGGGAGCGCACAGATGAATCATTTGCGAAACCCATCTTTTCGGCAATTTCATTAAGGCTGTACCCTTTCTCGCGCAGCCCCTTGGCCGTGGCTACTTGTAGTGATCTTCGCTCATCCTTTGCTAGACTCATCTGAGTTCTGAGCTGACTGCTGGTAAGGCCCATAGACTTCGCGATAGCGGTATCACCAGTCCACAGCTTACCATCCTCATCTGTGTAAGTAAAGTTTTGCTTTCTAAGCTCATACACACGGCTGAGAAAGTCGCCG